AAACTGCAAGCCCATTAGTTTTATTAGGAAACATTGATGGGGCTGTAGGCTCTGACCAAGGCGCAGGAACAGGCGTTAATACGCCACTATATGAGCTTGTTATTGGGTTATACGAAGAGGTCATAGGTAGGTCAGTTCCTGTTAAAGCAAAGCTGATCTTTGTATAATCATAGTAAGTGTATTTACCTGTGTAGTCGTTGTGTGTGGACCCAGATACGTTTCCTACCGCAGTTATGGTTAATGGCGTACTGTGGTTAAATAAAGGGTAGGCCAAACCGCTTATAAGTATTTGGTCACCAACTTGGTATTGAACGTTAGGGTTTACGTACACACTTCCAACATTAGATGTTAAAGACACAGCATAGATAGAAAGGGTGCTAATTTGAGCAAGATTTGTTGATGTGTTTGAAATATGCCAATGACCAAGGCCTTCTTCAAAAGACGAATCATTATAATCAAGCATAAGATTATGTCCGCTAACCACTCCTTGGACATTTTGATTTGGAGCGCTAGAGCTTCCAGGAACTGACCATCCTGAAAAGTCTTTAAGGTAGCTAACTAATCCTTCTTTACTTCCACGCATTTGGTTTAAACGAATTGAATCTCTTAATAAAATTCTATTTTGTTTTAGACCAATTGCTGACTCATACGTGCAGCCAAACTGGTTCATCATTGTTGGGATTAAAGTTCCACTAGTTATTTCAGTATTATATCTGTTAGATAAAGACTCAATAAAAGACTGAGTATAATCAAGTTGAAATCCAAAGTTAGCTAAAAATCCATAAAGAGTTTGATTATCCCAATCTGTTGAAGCCGGGTATGGTTGGGATATTTTATAAATTTCTGGAAGGTAATTGTACATATTGTCTGTAGCGTTAAAGTTTTTAACTGATAAAGCTACAACGTTTCCAGCATTAACCCAATTGTACTGATCGGTATTAAAAAGAAAAATAGAGTAGTAGTAAAAACGCCCTTCAACAAGGTTTGAATCAAAATAGACACCAGGATCAGATCCGTTGTTGTAAATATTTAACAACTGATTTCCGTCCCAAGGGTCAATTGGAAACCCATATGAGTTTCTCACAAGGATTAGTTGAGTCCACCCTCCATTAGGGTCCGACCAATTTAAGGTTATAGTTCCATAGTTTGTTGGTGTTGCAGTAAAAGGGGCAACGCTGTAATTAGTGGCATTATCTGAACCATAATAGGAAAGGCCGTAGTAATCAATACCGTAACGAGACATTTATTAAATACCCCCAGATGGACTTATAGTTAGTGCGCCAAGTGCAAAGGAAGATGAATATTGAATCATTGGAATTTCATTGGGGAAGCAAACAATGTCATTAGTAGCTAGTACTGTTATGTATCCAGACACAGAAGCGCTAGCTATATTTGGATTAACAAGCACGTATGATACTGTGCTTGTTCCAACCGCTGTTACAACAAATGTTCCATTATAAGGATCGGGTAAGTTTAAAACTTCAATTGTTTGACCTACCACAATATTGTGAGGGATTGAGGTTGTAAGTGTGACAACATTAGAGGTTAAAGCCGCGGTAGTTATATTAAAAGATTGATCTTGATCCGCTCTAACCATTTTTACAATTTGAGAGTACGCCACTCCATCAACGGAGTTTATAACGTTGTACATTGTTCCTACTGAGACTGTTTGACCAAAAAACACAATGCTAGGATCTAGCAAATTGTTAATTGCTTGAGTAACGTTAGCTACAACGGAGGCTTGGGTGTAGGTAGGCAAAACGGTAAGATTTATTACTAAATTTATGCCAACCCAATATGGTGGTTGAAAAACCACGCTAGTACTTCCAGGCACTTTGTTTTCAAAATATGTTGATAAAAGTCCAGCTATACCATAAAAAGCATTAGTAGGGGTAGAGTTATCACTTGCCACCCCAGGATCGCCTTCAGGCAAAACATACACAGTAACTGCGTTGTAAGTGTTTGCATATCCAATTGCGCTGCTTACACCTACAATTTGAGAAGCTAAATATCCGTAGTCATCTACAGATACAGCTCTATTTAAAGTTCTAACACTTAATGGGGCGTTAACTCTTATAGAATCTGTGCTTTCTACATCGGCGCCTCCTGTTGCCGCCGCAGATACGTCTCCGTAAGAAAGGTTTAAAACAGATACGCCAGAAGGTACAGAGGAAGATCCAGGCCAAGATACTATGTATTGTATTGCGCCAGATTGGACATTTCCTGCAGCTCCCGCTCCAACTCTATATGTAACAAAAATTGTTGCACCTGTAGGTGGAATGCGACCGCTAATTCCATCTCCAAAAGTTATTGTAGTTATATTGTTTTCATCAATTTTTGCAGAAAATACAGGATCATACCCAGAGTAGTCAGATAAATAATTAACTTGTTGATATGAGGTGCCGCTAATTGTAACTTTAATACTATTTGCAATAACATTTGTATCAGGTAACTGATACGTCTGATTAACCGCTCCAGTAGAAACACCAAGGCCGCTTGATGGGGATACCGTATAGCCCTGAGTCGCAGTTAGTAAGTAAGATCCAGGAGATCCTCCACTAGCTGCGGGAAGTGTGTACGACCCATCAGAAGTCTCAGAGTTAGGATCAACTTCAAATATAATTTGAGAAGAACTGCCCGATCCAAAAAGAGTGCTTGATTGAGATGTGGCTACTTGAGTTAGGGCGGGGATGGTTACTGGGTAAATGCTATTATTTAAAAATGTAAGAAAAACTGTAGAAGCGGTTGAAGGGCTAGGAGTGTAGCCTAAAATATTTGCAAAGTCTAAAACACTTTGACGTTGAGTAGCTGTTGTAATTAAAGCCTCATTAGCAGTTCTATCAATATAATAGTTTAATATGTCCCCCATATACGCAAATAGCTCAATTAGGGTCATGCCAAAGTCAGCAGGGTTCCTATTTGTCCAATTAGGGGAAAAGTTAGGAATAAGATTTGTCATATCAGAGGTTAACGACGAATAGTCTCTTGACGTGTAATCAATAGACGGAATTATGTAATTATTACTTGACATTTGGGATCTCCGATACTATATTTCCTGATTGTTGTAAGGTGGCTGACTGGATAGTTACTGTGTCTAAGTCGTAAGGGCCGTACGAATAGTTAACAGTGACATTTAATATACTTTCTACCGTGTCTATTGATACATCAACGCTTTTTAAAGACAATTCAGGAAGCCATTTAGAAAATCCAGCTTGAACTTCGTGTTGAATTAGGGTTATAGCTTGAGGGTCATTCTCAAAAGTTGCACGACGCGCATTAGTACCAAAGTTAGGCCTCATTACCCGCTCACCAATTAAGGTCATTACTACTAACACAACTCTGTCTTGCCATATTTTTTTAATATCAGAGGTAAACGCCACAGACCCATTTAAGTCAAATGAAAAAGGTAAAGATATTGCTATCTCATTCATAAACCTACTCCCATCCATATAGGGTAATTAGGGTCTCCAGCAACAAACATTATCCATACTTTTTGACCAACACTGGGTACAGTTCTATGAAGTGTGTGCTCGGGCGGGGTTGAGTACCCATCTAAGTACTCTAACTCTTGTTCAACTTCTTTTTCTACTTTGTCGTTCCATTTTAAAGTTGTATCGGCTGTAGTTACATGCGGATGGTACAAATTTCCATCAGCAGAGTGGTTGTTATTGTGACTTAAATCAAAACTAAAAGAGTGAGTGTGCCCGTCCGTACCGCCAGAACCTGTGGTTCCAGAGTATACGTGGTCGTCATGTCCGTAAAATTGTCCAGCAATGTAGTTAATACTATGAGCTTGATGGTCTGGGTGATTAGAGTTATCTGTAACAGGCAGGCACGGCAAGATCCAATCTGTCTCTTCATTCCCTAGTACCTGAGGCACTTTAACTTTAATTTTGTACTTTGAGTCAAACCCCAATAAAATATCGTAGTTTTGGGTACAAATCCCCTCATAAATGCCATAAAAGCGCTTATCGTATGTCATAGTATTGTAGGTATCCCACTCTGTGCTGTTGAGGTAGTAGGTATTGTACTAGAACTTCCAGGAGCTTCAGGACTCAAATTTGGCGTTTGTGTTACCCATTTTGAACCAGATAAAGCTGAGCTTTTTGGTCTAGTGGTTATGTCACTATACTTACCTGTGGTTTGGGGCCCAGAGTTAGGGCTTGTAGTTTGAAGGACAGTTTTGGGTACGGTTACCGATTGTTTACCCCCAGCTGTTAAGTTTCTAGTAGGAGTGGCAGATGGTTTTAGTATAAGTTGGTTATCCGTCCAAGTAACAGCGGCACCCAAAGAGTCCGAACCCACAGTCATAGTTGTAGTATAAATGTACGCATTTCTAACTTTTTCTACAATTTTGTGCTCAGTTGATAGAATGGTCCAAAATCCAGAGTAGTAATCATCCAAGCCATCTAGGTATACAGGTAGATCAGGTCTAAGCTGGCAACTTCCCATAACCTCTACAACTGCCCTATAAGGGAACGCCGCTCTAGCGTCTGCAGCCTCAGCCTCATATTTAGC